AATGGTCAAGCACATAAAATTTTAGAGGAGTACGCTGATGCGTAATGATTATGGGTGGTGGTTCCCAGAAACTGAATCACACTTTCCACGTATGTTGAAAAAAAGTGTAGACAAAGGCGGTCCGTCAGAGTATCAACACATTGTAAGGAATCGCAGTGTGGCTTTTTGTCAACAACGTCGACTGGCTATAGATGTAGGTGCTAATGTTGGCCTGTGGACTCGTAGCTTGGTGCGTGAATTTCAACAGGTAATAGCGTTTGAACCAGTGGCTATGTTTAGAGAGTGCTTGTCGCGAAATGTAACTGCGCCAAACTTGTTAGTGCAAACTGTGGCCTTAGGCGACATCAATACCACAGCTCGCATGAACATTACCGAAGGCAATACTGGTCATACTCACATTGATCCCACCAGCATAGGACAAGGCGATACCATAGTGTGCACATTGGACAGCTTTGAATATCAAAACTTAGATTACATCAAACTAGATTGTGAAGGATTTGAGTACAAAGTATTGTTGGGAGCCGTATATACTATCAAACAAAATCGCCCCATTGTGGTTCTTGAACAGAAGCCACATGATGCATACAGTGATCAATACAGTCAATTTGCTGCCATTGAACTTTTGCAATCGTGGGGCATGGTCCGACTTGACCAAGTCAAAGATGATTGGATTATGGGATGGTCGTAAGTTCGTATTATCAAGAGTCAGTTGCACTGGGCACTCAATTTCAGCAACAGAATAAAAGCTGGGACGGCAAAGATACATTTTCATATCATAGACAAATACGAGATGTGGCACACCATTACAATTGCAAAACTGTGTTTGATTACGGATGCGGCAAAGGACGCCAGTGGGCAGAAACTACAGCATTTTGGCCCGACACTACAGTAATGAAGTTTGTTGACTATCTCAATGTCAACAGTGTGTTCCAGTACGACCCTTGTGTTGCAGAATTTGCTGTTGAGCCACCAGATCAACAATACGATTTGGTTATATGCAATCAAGTGTTGCCATACATACCTGATGCTGATTTAGTCTGGGTAAAACAACGACTAATGAAGCTTACTGGTATTGTGTGTTTTATTGGCATGCACTCCCAGCCTCCCAAGGCCAAAAAACAAATATATAACAAAGAACATTTTTCTGCTGAACGCAGTCAACAATGGTACAAAGAATTTTTCAGTGACTGGCAAGGTTCCCAATTACACTGGTGGTTCCGAGATCAACCTTACAATCCTGATTGGATGAATAATGACATTAATTGACAAAGATTATCAACAGCAACTAGCAACCATGCACAGCAACGGCAAGTTCAACCACGGTGCCAAGGCCTACAAAGTTGTTGAACATTTTATCAAACAGTACCAACCCGTCAGTGTGTTAGATTTTGGTTGCGGACATGGTGCACTGATAGGAGTAATACATAGCCTACATCCCACAATTGCACTGGCCGGATACGATCCCGGCAGTGAACAATATAAAAATTTACCTTCCGGGCAGTTTGATGCTGTGGTCAGTACTGACGCCATTGAACACATTGAGCCTGAACATCTTGACCAAACTTTGCGCACAATTGGACAACTGATGCAACGCTGTGGCTGTTTTAGGATTGCTTGTTATCCAGCCAAAAAACATTTGCCAGATGGCAGAAATGCACACCTTGTGGTCAAAGAACCTGATTGGTGGCGCAGCAAACTTATTGACGTCATGGGAGTCCGCATCATAAGCGAGCAAGTGTCAGTGATGGACAAGTCAAACAAGTGGGCCTGGGTCAAAGGCCACGTGTATGATGTCATTGTAGAAAAGGCATAAACTTCTGCCAAATGCGGCCAGCGCGGGCATCATTGTCGCTCCAGTGAGCGGCGCTGAGATCTTGAATCCACGGAGTGCGTTCAGCATCAATTAATGCTGGGTTTTCAATTTGTGAAATATCTTTGTTGGCCACTGTCCAAGAGACACAACTGCCGTCGTCTACAAAGATTGGTACACCAGCCAGTACCGCAGCCACACTGGCAGAACTGTTGAAAAACACAGCAGAATGTGCTGATTGAAGATTATCAATAAGTCGGCTTTGAGTAGGCTCAAGTACGGTGCATCGCCACTTTCGGCCGCGACTGCCAACGTAAGCAGCAAAATCTGCCATGTTGTATTGACCTGGGTGCGGCCTTATATAAATGTCACGCATAGTTACATTTCTAATTTGCTGTATTTTTTCTTGCAACCAAGTTATGGGATCTAGAGTTTTCATAGCAAAACCACCATCACGTTGCATACATATCAAAATATAACCAGTGCGTTTTAGGCGAGGTGGTTGCATGGTAAGATTTAATGCTGACTGTATTTCATTCCATTTTTCTGGTCCACTGTTACGGTTAGCATATTGCGCTCGATCATAAAACGGCCCACCCAGACTGTATCTTAGATAGGTGCCATAGTTGTCAAGGTACTTAAAACAACTAGCATCAATGCACATGGTTTGAAATCCACGACGTTGCTGTTCAGCAATGACATTTTTGCGTAAGGCAATGTTACGACCACCTGTATTGGTTGTGGCCCAACCCAAGATCACTGCCAGCTTGCTGGGAGTGTATTGATGATTCCATTCAATTATGCCAGTGCGACCCTGTGACACTACCCCGGCGGCAAAAGATTCCAAGCACTCAATCTTTCGTGAATGCTTTTTGGGATTGGCCACACTGGATACGTAGGTAACACAATCAAGAGTCATTGAGAATTCGCCAAGCAGTGCCATCTCGCATTTCTGGCTCAGTAAACTGGCAGTAGGCAATGTGCCTGGTCCAGGCCTCTACTTCGTCTAGAGTAGGTATACGTGGATTTTCTATTTCTTCAAGTCGCTGACTACACAGCATTCCTGCAGCATTGGGCCCTAAAGTAATAGCAGGTTTACCACACAACAGTGCTTCGCCAGCGGCAATGCTTGAGTAAGTGACTAGACACCAGATATCTTGTTGTAGAGCCATTTGCATGGTATCAGTGGTTTGTCGTACTGATCGACCTTGTTTTAAACGTGTTACGATTTCTCGGTCAGTGTGCTGTTTTAAGGTAGCAATGGTTTGATCCATCCACTGCTCAAGATCAATGTCATACAAGTTTAACAATTTTTGGCTAGGCGGGGCCAATAAAATTTTGCCGCCGTCTTGCCTAAATTTGGTAAGTTGGAGATTGCACTTGGCAACTCGGTCTCCTGGTCTGTCAATTATGGGGCCAAAATTTTGCACATCATTTTTGGTAACACGATGAAATGTTTTTTTCTTACCGTTGCCAAAATAGCCAGTGTCAAGGTAGTAAAAATCTCTACCTTGCTGTTTGCACACTGCCATCTCTTTGCGTTTGGTAATACCGCGTAGCACCACTGGAGTCATGTTGTTTTCTTCTTTCGACCAAGAACTAATTCTTCCACCAGCTCCTTGTACAAAACTTTGTAGTATGGGATCGTACATGTGTCCTTTTTCCTTATACTTGAAATCTCCAGGTTCTGTGGCAATGGCTGCAACTGTGTGTTTTTCAAGATCACGCACAGTTTGCATTATAGCTTCAAATGTGACACCATAGTATTCGCCAGCAGCATCAACTCGATACTTCAAGATGTCTCTAAACAATTGATGTATTTCAGGAGGCACCATGTCTAAAACATGTTGAGTCAATGGTGCTAACTGTTCATCAGTTTCTTCGCTCATATGTTTCTCTGTTGGCAGTATTCTGTTAGTATGCGTTCTCGGTGCCAATCTTCACATTGTGGAGTGTCAGCAAACTCGTGAAAGCATGGAGTGCCCAAGGTATAGTGCAAGAGCTTGGCGTCGGGGTTTGGCCCGTATTCATCAGGCAACCAATTCCATTCAGGCGGCAGTTCGCCTATACGAGTATCATCTAGCCAGGTAAATCTATGCAATTCGGCGCCAGTGGCCTTTTGCACAAATTCTGGCATTAGTTTACGATTGGGGAAACTGCCACAGTTCCAAAGTATAACACTTGACCAGTTCTTACGTGGATAGTCCTCATTCTTTGACCCAAGATACTTTTCAGTCATTTTGGTTTTGTAGTTGTGCTTGACTACCATTACATCTGCATAGGCATTTCGCAAACCCCACAATTCAGCAATGTCCCCACGTACTACCATATCACCATCAATAAAGATTGCCCAGCCTGTAAATTGCATTAGGTAAGGCACTAAAAATCTTGTGTAGATAAATTGATTGCTACCATCAGTGTGTGTTTCGCTGTAGTCCTTGAACAAGTTAAGTGCAACCGGAATGATTGCAACAGGTCTGCTTGAATTTCGAATGATAGAATTTACGCAAGTGTGATATGCAATTGCTTCTCTAGGATCGTATCCTACAAATACTGGTATAATGTCTTTCATCGGCGTTCAATATCTTCTTCTACACAGTTTTCCCCAAACTGTATTTCAATCAGTTTGAGTGGCTGATCAGTTTCATTGCACAGCTGATGCCATTCGTTACGATTGATCCAACAAGACTCATGTATAGTCATGTGGTCTTTGACATCTCTATCAGTGCTGGAATCCAGTGTGTATACTGTGGCAGCACCTTCGGCCACAAACCAAAACTCTGCTCGCTTGTCGTGTCGTTGCATGCTCAAACAAGTTTTGGGTGTGACAGTGAGTTCTTTGAGTTTGGTGTGTGTACCAACTTCATGTAGCACACGGTAGTACCCCCAGGAGCGATCTGTCTTGGGCTTTTTCCACTCTTCAAGAATCCAACTTGAACTATTGGTTTTGTTAAAGCCACCAACACCAAATGCAAAACTTAGTCTGCTGTTTTCAATATCCATCTCTGGAATATTCTTGTCGGTTCTATCACCACCGTTGGCAAATATCAAATTGACATCATTATCAGTTGTGTCCAGCATGTGTTGTATCAATGCCTTGGCAGATCCATCAAAGTCATCAAAATCCAACACACGGTCAACGCAGACCAGTTCGGTTAGCACTGCGTATCGTTCAGCATAAGGCATAAAAGGCTTGCCTTTTTTACGAGCAAGCCAAGAGTCGCTGTTGAGTCCTACCACAAGCTTGTCTCCCAGTTTGCGAGCTGCCTGTAAGTAGGCAATGTGTCCAGAATGTAGTGGGTCAAACCCACCAGTCACTATAACAAGTTTTTTCATGCAGGTATTTACACCTGTATGTCCTCCATGCCAGCAGTTCTTAGGCGCACAATATGTCCCATTTGCCACTGTTTGGTATCCAACCCTTTCATAATACCCAGCCAACGATTGCGTAGGTATGCTACTTCGTTGATTATGGTTTCGTAGTCAATAACTTCGTCCTCGCCATCCACATACTTTTCTGCGTCACGACTTGTGAGCGCACGAGCATAGCCTTCTAGGTACTTTTGAAAGTGCTTTCTACGTATCTTGCGCAGTTGGATGTTGAGATAGTTCAACACAGCTTCAATTTCTTGAAGCTGGTTGTATCTAAATTCAGTGATACCAGGCAATGCTGTGATGTTTTTTTCCACCAAGCCGCCAATACGACAATCTTTTTTGGCATCCTCAAGCTCACGCTCGTAGTGAGCAATGAAGTCTGGAATAGCACCAAGACTGGCAACTACTCGACTATACCACATCAGTTTTCCCAGTCGTCTTCGTTGTAGTCCTCTTCTTCAGGATCCTCTTCTTCATCTTCTGAGTAGTCCTTGTCATTGTCAAGATATACAGTAAGTGCTCGTTTGATATCACTATCGCCTTTGAATGCGTCACGGATATCTTCGGCATCACAATCATTGTCCATTAGAATTTGAACCACAGTTTCTGCTGCTTCGTTGCGGTCAACTGTGTTTACAAAACGTTTGAGTTCGCCCCAAATTTCTGCTGCTACATGTTCACTCATTCAGTTTCCTCCTCGATGGTACTTACCTCTTCCTTCCGTTTTCCAAATTCAGCCATCACAACATCCAGACAACCATCTTCATTGCTTTCCCAACCTTTGCGGAAGTACTTGATGATTTCGCCATCCAGTGTGGTGTATGCAAGACGATTGCCGTCCTTCTTGAGGAAGCCTTTTTTCTCAGCCAAGTCTGTGAGACCCGAATAAGGATTCATACCTGTTTCATAAGGAATCTTAACTTGCACACCTTCAAAGGGTTTGGCATAGCGAGTTTTCATGACTTTACAAGCTGAACGAATGCCCATAACATCAGTGACTTTGTTGCCATCTTCGTCCTCTTTGAGTTTGAGTTTTTTCATGGCCACAACAATTGATGAGGCGTAAATGAAACCTTGACCGCCACTAATTTTGTCGTCTGGGTCAAACATATCCTGGCTTGCGTATGTGTGATTGGTACAAACCAACCCCACATTGTATGAACCAAACATGTTCACACAGTTACGCACCAAGGCGGTGAGAGCTTTGGGTTTACGTCCTAGATCACCCTTCATTTCGCCTGCATCAAACTGGTTTACGTCAGTGGGTGTTAACAACATGCCCAGTGAGTCAATCACAAACATGACCTTGGGCCGCTCGCCATCAGCTAAAGCCTTGTAGTCACTCATGAACGTGGAGATAGTTTTAGCCACGTCATCAATCATGGCCATTGATAGTTTGAGCAGTTTGCTTTCATTAGTATCAACACCGAGTGCTTTGAGCCAGTCTTCATCAAGAGCGTTTTCACTGTCAATCAACACCACAAAGATACCTTGCTCTTGTGCATTCTTGATAATGTTGCCAGAGCAGATGTAGCTTTTGCCTGCTCCAGATTCGCCAGCAAACACAGTGACCTTGCCCAAGGGAATGCCTCGATTGAAATCTCCTGAGATCAAATAGTTCAAGGCATAGTTGCCGGTACTGATCCAGTCTGTGGGATCGTTAAAGCCAATTGACAATCCGTCAATGCTCTTAGTGATTTCCTTGCGGAACTTGCTTACGTCAAATGGTTTTCCCATGTTTACTCCAGTATAATAAAGTTGTTTGTTACCAATGAATTTTTGTGAAACAGTTGTTTGTATTTTAGCATATTGTTTTCAAGATTGTCAAAATTTGCCAAAGGCATTCGGTTACCTTGACAAGGCATTTGGTAACGTTTGCACCACTGTTGATATTCTATTGGTGCAGATTGATTGATTGTTGGCAAAACGTTAATCTTCAAGGTAGTGTAAAACTCAGAAAAATTGTTTGTATCTGTGTCGTGTACAGGATCGCCATGCAACCATTTTTCAAAACTTAGACTACCCAAATTATGGTACGATATTGACACGTTGTAAACACCATATCGTAAAATTTCAGATCTAAAAGGATTGGCAATCATATAATTTGGTTGTTCGGTTGTAATTTCAAAAGTTGCAGTTAAGTCTTCTATAGCATGAATAACTTTGTTGATTCTGTCAAGTACGCCTGGAATCTGCGTGTCAACTAGTTTACTAATTTGTGGAAACTGTTGATGCACTTTTACCCATTGTCGGTGCAGAGTGTTCAAGTGTGCTTGATTGGTAGGATCAAGATCAAAATCAAAAGCTGAAATTCTTAACTTGGATTGCAATAAGTTGTTTACCAGTCGAACGTTGATTTGCAATTCTGCACAGAGAGACCCTGCCCCTAGATCTGGCATTGTGTAACGATTTAAATTGTTGCGACCAAGTTCAGCAACAAAATAGTTATAGACGTCACAGTCAACCGGATCAAGAGGTATGGTGTCTCCTGTTATAGACCAAATCAATTGAGCCATACAAACCAACAGGGCCCGACGGCCCTGTTATCATTGCTTGTTTTGTCTAGCGCGGATCATGGCCAAGATGTCTTGAGCATTACCGGCTGTGGGTTTGGCTGCTTGCACAGGTGCAGTTGGTGACGCTGCCTCATCCTCGTCCCAGGGTTGGCTAGCTGCTGGTGCTGGTGCTGGTGCTGCCTTTGCTGGTGCTTCGAGCACATCACCATGACCGTCAACAGTGGCTGCGGTGCCTGCAGGTGCTTGTACACCAGCTGGACGGAAGTACTGACCCCAACGCTCAGTGTCGTATGGTTGTCCATCTACACTTGCTTCAAACATCTCTTTGATGACCTTGAGCTCAACGTCTGTGGGCTTCTTGGGCAAGAATGTTGCCAAGTCATACAAGCCATGCTTTTCAATTGCAGCCTGTTCAGCTTCGGTCAATGCAGATTCTTTACGAGCCCACTTAGAACCGTTGTAGTCAGCAAAGCCGCCTTTGCTGCCCTTGCTAATGCGGAAGTCTAAGCCACGCACCAAGTCAGTTGGCAATTCTTCCAACTCAGGATCCATCAAGGCTCCTTTGATAGTTGTAAAGATTTGCGGGCCAATGATGAATCTACGAATTGGATTCTCAGGCGACTTGTCGTCGCTAAGTGGGTTTTCACGCACAAAGCCTTGGAAGAGGTAACTGCGTTTCTTCCAGTACTTGCGACCCATGTCTTCAAGGCTCTTGTCCTTGAACCATGTACGTACTTCTGCCAAGATTGGGCAAGCTTCGCCCCACATCTCAACACAGGGCACCTGTACCATAACCTGTTTTGATTCCATTTCCCCTTTGACGCCGTTGAAAGGCAGTCGGATCATTGCACGTTCGACCCAGAAAAATGTGTTTTTGTTGTTGCCGTCTGGAAGAAAACGGACTGTTGCTGATTGACCTTCTTCCATGTTCCAATGTGGATAAATGCTGTTATCCCCACCGGTGGATTGCCCACCTTGTTTGTTTTCAGCTGCCTGTAGTCGTGCTCGAATTTCTGCTAAAGATGCCATAGTTTTTCTCCTTAATAAGTTGCCTATGTATGTTGCCTATCTAAATTACTTAGATCAATTGTTGCCTGTGCCACAAAAGAAAAAGCGCAAACACTGTAGTAGTATATGCGCTTTTGTCTACTGTGTCAATGTTATTTATGTCATTTGAGCAAAGCCAATGATTTTATTCTTGCCAA